CGCCTGACTTGACTGGCGGTTTTAGATTCATGCCCTCGGCTTTGGCGCTGGCGCGTCCCTTCGCATTCAGGCCACCTTTGGGATTTTTCCCTTCACTACGCTGCCATGCTGGTGTTTTCATAGGGCACTTTCTTCAAAATCACATACATGGAATCAACTGCACGCGGCAGTCGCAGTATTTCTTCTTGTGGCAATTCTAGACTTGCACCGTACTCGCTGAGACGGTACTCCATGTGCGACAACTCAAACCGACTACCCTTCCAACCCAAATAGTTGGCCCATCCACAGTAGTACACCCACGAATTCTCATTGAACGCACGCACATGAGTCGGGTCTTGCCACGCGCCAAGGCTCAAGTCATAGGGCACATGAATGTGCATCTCGCCACCCATATTCAGCAAATCGCGGCAGTTGGTCATGGCCTGCACCAAATTCGGTATGTGCTCAAGCACATCAAAGGCCAGTATGCGGTCAAACTGCCGGTCGATCTGCATGAAAGCACCAATATCCACCACCCAATCAGCGCCAACATCATGGCGAATGTCAGCATTCACGCAATCGGCTTTGTAGTCCCTGCCTGACCCCAAATTAAGTGTCAAACCACTGTTTTGCATAGTCAGGTCGATATTTACGCAGCCACGGCATGGCCTGCTGGATCAGTCTTTCGCCATTTTGTCCAATCGTCTGACTGCCAATGTGGTGCACATAAGACCGACTCAGATAGTGGTGAAAGCCAGCCGCACGCAAATCCTCGCAGTGCACATCATCGGAGTACCAATTGAGTGGCGGAAATTTCGCCTTTTCCCACGCATCAGCGCCAATCCAAGCAAAGATCGGAGATGGGCACTCCATAGGCACAATCGCGTCCTCGTAGGGGTACTTGAAGTAGTACATATCCTGATTGAAGGGATTTGATCTGATGTTTTGCACTGGACGCGATGCATCGCATCTGGCCGCCACCCAACCCACAGGCTCGCCAGTCTCTTCTTTCAACTGCTGGACATCCTCCATCAGCAATCGGTAACTGGTGGGGGTCAGCACAATGTCATCGTTGGCGCAGATCACTGACTCAAACCCATCGGCAAATGCGCGATCCATCACCTCGTTGTAATCGTCACCGAAATTGTGCGGTGCGCCAAAGATTTTGAGGTCAGCGTCAAAGCCGCCAATAATGGACTCGGGTCCGCGCAAATACACAGGCACTTCTGGACAGTACTCTGCGATGCTTGTGAGCATCACCCGCAAACCTTTTCCAGTGACTGTCGAGACGCATATGGGCGAGATCACTTGGCGGTCTTCTTTTTGGCGGTCTTCGCTGTCTTGGCCGCCTGCTTGAAATCAGCGGCAGTGGGCGCGGCTTTGCTGCCCACCTTGTTCATCTTCTCGCCCGAGCCTTCAGCGATCCTGCGCCTCTTGGCCCAGATGTTGGCATAGAGGCCCTGCTTAGTCGCCATTGCCACCACCGCCAATGTTGATCGTCAGTAATGACTCAGGCATCTCGCCATCGTCCTCAGATTCGCTATCGCCACCCTCAGACTCGCCATCACCCTTATTCGGACCACCCACAACCCACGCATCGCAAGTACGGCTGGCCGCGCACTTGAAGTCAAAGATCTCGCAGTAACCTAAATCAGCCAGCTTGATCGTGCCCCAAGGGTCAGCCTCACGGCCAATGCCGTTGGCAATGCACTGCTTGATCTTGTCCGAGACATTGAAAGCCGCGCAGTTACCGCACAGGCTTTGCTTGGCATCATCCACAGACACATCCCACTGATCGGCCTTCTTTGACCAAAATGCGTTGTTGGGTAACGCTGGATTCTCAGGACCGTAAGCCGCGCTGGTGATTGCCTTGGCACGATTTTTCAGATTGAGCGTGATGTCTTGCGTAGGCGTAGGGCAGCTGACGCCAGCATCCTGATAACCCGCCTCTTGATCCATGGCCTGCGCCATGGTGCGTTGTAGCGTTGCCATTATTTCATCGCCTTCTTTGGCTTGATCTTGGCCTCGGACAGCGCAATGGCGATGGCCTGCTTGGGATTCTTGACAACTTTACCGCCCTTGCCAGAGTGCAATGTGCCAGACTTGTACTCGCCCATCACCTTGCCAACTTTCTTCTGTGCCTTGGTCATCTTCATGCGTTACTCCTTCAAATGATTCAATTATGCAACCCTTGAGAGGTTTCTTTTCAACGGCTGACTCCACTTGGTGCTGGCCTTGCTGCCCATCATGCCGATCACCGCATCAGATGCAAAGGTGAGACAAAACGCATCAGCCTTGTCAGGCGAGGCCAAACCCCGCTTTCTGATCTCGTCCTTACCCTCAATCTGAATCTTGCCATTTGAGGTAAACGAATACCTGACAGTGGCCAACTCAGCCACCAGTAGCTCATCCTTTGGCAGACGGCAGTCCCTCTGCTCCAGCCACGCTTTGGCCTTGTACCAAAGTTCGGCCTTTAGGTTGCGGTAAGTCGTTCCCATGGCAGGTGACTCTGCCACATTGATGCCGCGAGCTGGCAGATTCAGCTCCCGCAGCCGATCAACCACGCCAGCGCCAAGTCCAATCGAGTCCACCAATATCTCTGACGGCCTCTCAGAGGGCGGCAATATCTCGTACTCGGCCACGACTGCGCCAGTGAGTTGCATCAAATCCAAATTCTTCCAAGTCTTGATCGGCTCAATGACCGCATTACCGCGGCGCTTGCACAAAGCCGAGCGATCAGAGCCAAACCGCGCCACATCCAAACCCCACACCAAGGTGGCATAGGGACTCGCCTCCACATCCCGATTGATCGCCAAGTCCAGCAACTCCATGGGTATCACCGTGTCTTCGTCCGACTTCGGGAATTCCCCCAAGACGCGGATGCGGTAGGCGTTGCTCTCCTCACCGTACCGCGACTTCATCTCTTCGATGTACGCCTCACTGACTCTGGGCGAGTCCGCGCAACTCACCTTCATCGTTACCCAGTCAGTCGCCAACCGGTTGTGGGTGTCGTAGAAAAACCCACTGGACCGCACAGGATTGCCCAGTAGCAGCGTGACCGCGTTGTGGCCTGACATACTGCCCGATGCCGCCTCAAACACCTTCTCAGGTATACCGCTGGCCTCGTCTCCTACCAGCATCACATGGTCACTGTGCACGCCTTGCAGGGCTTCGGGTTGCTCTGCCCTTGATGTTCTGGCCGAGATGAACGCTTCCTCGTTTGCGCCAATCACCTCAATGCGGTCAGCCTTCACATCCAACTGCTCTGCCAACATGGGCGGCAATTGCTTGACCCAGCGCTTGACTTCCGCAAACAGAGCATCGTAGAGCTGGCTGCTTGTCGGCGCAGTCACCACCACCTTGACAGGGAATCTCAGGAACAGATACCACAGCATCGCCCAGCTTGCGGCAGTCGATTTGCCCACACCGTGGCCTGATCTCACCGAGATGCGCCTCTTGCCTGACGCAATGTGGTTTAAGAATTCCACTTGCCACTGGTCAGGCTCGGTGTTGAGCACTTCACGCACAAACAGGACAGGGTTGTGCTTGTAGAGCTTGACGAATTCCACAAATGGGTTATTCGCCACCAAGTCATCAGGAATTTTTTGGCGGGAGGCGGGTTTCGTCATGGGGGTATAGGGGGGTGTGGGTTCGGTAATTGTGGGATTGCGTCATCAGTCGCCCCCGCAGCAAAATCGCAAGGGGGGGTCACGCGGCCGCGCCAGCCGCAGGCCGCGTCCGAGGCCGCTTGACCGCGGGAAAGATATCCACAGACCGATGCATCGCTAAGTCGTTGATTTACAAGCATACTTACAGATAACTTACAAAATCCATTTAACACGATGTCCATTATGTTAAGTCAAATGTGGATAAATGCGCCTGTTTTGCTCATTTTGCGTGTTGATTTACGTTATCCACAGGCGAATGTGCGATCTGCGCTCGATTTTCTGTGGATAAGTCCTCAAGCACCTCAGTGTGGCGCAGTGCCGCCATGCGTAAGTCTTGGATGTTAATGTTGACCTGTGCGGCTTTTTGTAAGCCGTAAGTCTTCTGATCCCATCGTTCAGCCAGCCACTGGCGCGTGCGGATGCGCTGGACATCGCGCTGCGGATTGTTGTCCGCCATGCTGTCTGCGATAGCCAAAGTCTCAACAGCAAGCATATCGGCGGCCTTCGCACGCGCACGCGCGATTATAGTAGGGTCAGTATCCTCAATCCACTGCTCAAGCGCCCTGCGCCCGATGCCAAGCTCATAGCAAATCTGCGTCTGCGATTTGCCGACTTCAAGCATCGAAATGATCATGTCCTCTGGCAAATCTTCGAGCAATGCCATGTCCTGACGAAACTTCGGCCTACCAGGCATTGCTCAACCCCTCTTAAAACGCGATTTAAGCCACTCAAAGCCCGATTTGATACCTTGAGTCACTTTTTCAAGAATTTCGCTTAATTTGCCCATTTTTAAACCTCTCTGCCTGTTTTGTATTGAATTTTGATTCTGCTGGCTCGCCTTCTAGCACTTCCAGATCGTCTGGAAAATCGTCAAAGCCTGATTTTCCACCGATTTTGTTGGCTTTGAAACTCACCACCTTAGCAGTTGGCTCAAAGGCTTTGACCTTAATCACTTCCTGCACCAACGGATCGTTGAAGATGACTTCGAGTTCCTGCATGGACCAAATGCAATGATTGCTCAGTTCTTGCCTCTCCCGCTGCAAAGCCAGTGTTTCGCTGACCGATCTGACAATGACCATGACCTGACCTGTTTGCAACTCCCACTCGATTCTCGGAATCCGATCATTGGCTGGCGTAATGCCTTCCTGATCTGCCCAAGCCTCCAGCACGCCATACGCCCTGATCATTCCCGCCACCGCTGAATCGAACCTCGACTGATCCTTTGCCGCCATCGACTGCTCAATCCTGCTGTTTTGCGTCCAGAATTTCTCCCTCAGTTCACTGTCAACTAAAGTAATCAGTCGATTTTCTCCCCATTTCCTGTCGCTGGCCGCTTTGGTGGCCTCCAGTTCCACCAACTTGGACTGCACGTGAATCGTCCAAGCATCAGCCTGCGGACTTGGAAACTCCACCACTGGATGCTGTCTGAGTGACTTCTTTACCGCCATATTTTTTTTCCTTATCAAAATTTACGGAATCACCTGTCGGAATCAACGGAAACTACGAGTCTTCTAGACTCTCGTTTCCGTTTCCGATTTCCGATGATCGGAAGCATCCGTTTTCCGATCGCTTCCGATCGCTTCCGATCATTGTTTGTTAAAACTGTAAGCCATCTCATTTGCTATTTTCGTCATAACATCTTGATTCAACCAAGCCACTAAGCCGTAATGACCACCAGTTTTGTTATTCTTGAGTCGTTGCTTGGCGGTCCAGATGGCATCATTAATTTGCTTTTTTGTGGCATCCGATGCACTGGCTTGGCGTACCAATTCCTCTTTCCAATCATCAATTTTGACCACTTTCATGCTGACCCCATCAATGGTATCGATGAATCCATTATTCTTAATTGCTCTATACAGCGATGGCAACTCATATGGCTGCCATTTGCCGCCATTTTTGTTTGCTGGTGGCCTTTTTTCTGTCATCTTTGCATGGTCATCTTTGGCTGAATCTGATGCCTGAACCGCCAAACTGGTCTGCGGCTCACCGATCTGGAGCGTTCCTTGCGGTGCTGGCAGCTCGACTGTGACCATCTCAAAGCCGATCCTGTCGTTGTCCGCACCGTCTTTTTGCTTACTGATGGTGACGATTCCCTTCATGCTGTCCTCAAATCTGAGCAACTCCAGCTCGGTATCCACCGCTCCAAGCAGACTTGAGTGACCGCGCAATCCTTTGGTGGCATCCTTTCCTGAGTGGTGCAAGATCATCAGCCCTGCGCCTTGCACGATCTCCTGTATGCGTCCACAGGCCACGATGAACGCGCCCATGTCTTCGCTGGAGTTCTCATTGCCACCGCCAAAGGCTCTGGCCAGCGTGTCGATGACGATTTGCTTAAATTCAATGCCTGACTGCTGCACCAGTACTTCCACCGCCAGCACCAGCGCGTTAAAGTCTTCGATGCTTGATCTGAGATTCAACTGGTGTCTGACCACATAAATCGGTGCGCCTGATTCAGTGTTGTGGTGAATCTTGAGCGCCTTGATCCTTGCACCGATGCCACCGAAACCCTCTCCCGCGATGTACAGCACCGCGCCTGCCTCACTGACTTCTCTGCCCATCCATGGAGTTCCTGTGGCGATGGCGTGGGCAATGTCCAGCGCGATGAAAGACTTGAATGAGCCTGGCGGTCCGTAGAGCGCAGTAAACGCACCCTGCGGTATCACCTTGTCAATCAGCCACTTCACTGGCTCATCTTGAATGGAGTCCCAATGCTCGATTTGGATGTGCTTTGGCGGTTTTGGTGGCGCTGGTGGCTCTGCCGAAAACTCATGTTCGATGGCGTCCATTTTTTGGACACGATCAAGCTCATGTGTACGCGTTTCCTCGTTTTGTGTACTTGACAGCAAAATCGGATTCAATCTTTCGGGCATCGTTACCTGATCCAGCATTGTCACGATTGGCGCGGCCTTGACCAACGCCACCAGCTCGGCTCTGCCGCCACCCGCCTCAATGAATTCATAGGCATCGTCACCCTGACCTTGCAACCCGAGGTCAACTACCTTAAGTGACTTGACGATGGGCAAGATGGCCTCTGCCGCCTTGTAGGCGTATCCCCAACCCGCTGTGTCGTTGTCTGGCACGATGATGACTTGCGCTCCGGCAAAGTACTCTGTGATGGCCTCTGGCCAACTGCCTGCACCAGTGTGCGCGGTGGTGGCAATCATGCCAATCGACTTGATCGCGTCCGCTGCCTTCTCGCCTTCCACCAAGAAGATGTTGCGGCCTGCTGTCTTCGCGTCCAAGAGTGCGGGAAGGTTGTAGGGCACGATCCGCGCGTCACCCAGCGTGGGTTGCTTTCTGCCGTGTGCATCCAGCTTGTGCAACCTGTAGGTTTTGCCGCCATCAGCCAAACGAAACCTAGACTTCACAAATACAGGCTGCTTGTCCTCGTCTGTGTAAACCCACTCCTGCTCCAAGATGTTGCGCGGTATGGGTCTGATGTTGGCTAGCGGATCAGGCTTTTCCATGAGTTCGGGGAGCAGATTCAGCGACTTGATGGTGTTGAAGACTTCTTCCTGTGAGCACCCACCGTGACAGTGGAACAAGGGTTTACCGTCATCGCCAATGTGGATAGAGAGACTCGGATTCTTGTCACCGTTGCCTTTGCCGTGACTCGGTACTGGGCAACTGGCCACCCATTGACCGTTTGCTTTTTTTGCGTTGCCGAGCGTCTTGGCTATTTGTTCTGCTTGCATATTGCCTCTACTTGTTCTATGCGCTGCCCGATCCATGCCATCACAGGCACTGCCATGCTGTTGCCCAAAGCCTTGTACCTTGGGCCATCAGGGGTAGGTTTGCCTTTGGATTTGATGTCAGTGTAGTTGTCGGGAAAGCCTTGCAATCTCTCGCATTCCTTTGGTGTAAGTCTGCGTACTGCCATGTGTTGCATGACTGTTGGACCTGTTTTTGTTGATGTGCTTCCTGCGGTGCTCATGGTTGCCGCTACATCGCCTGTGATTGCAAAGTTGTAAAGATCAGTGCCAATGGGTTGCACCAAAACATTCTCGCCACCATTGTTTCTTCCCTGTGCAAATGCAATGTCCGACACGCATGGATCTTGTGTGCCGTGAACGATTGTGGGTTGCGTTGTCACAGGCACATTGCCACCGCCAGTTTCCCATTTACTTGTGACGGTGCTGCAAGTCTCGCCAAGATCACGCACTCGGCTATCCTGACCATGCATCTCATAAACTGGTTGCGCCACATTCGTACCAATGCCAGCCTTTGTCAGTGTGCTTGTGACATCTGTCTCGTTGACATATAAGCCACCATTTGGACGATCTGCTCGCGTTCCATTCGCATCGCAGAATGTGATGTTGTAGGCAATGGGTTGCGTTATGAATGTTTCACTCCCACCGCCTAAGACTCCTCCACTTGCCTTTGATGTTCCTCCAATGTTGTCTTCGCGATATTGTCCAAAGCTGCTTTCAACATAGCCGGCAACACTTTGCCTCTTTTCTCTGCTCGGCGCAGGATTCCCTGACAGGCTGTGGCGCTCAAAAAGAACCGCTGCGGCAGCTCGCCAGTCTCCAAGGTATCCGACAACAAACACACGTCTGCGTCTTTGGGCCACTCCAAAGTATTGAGCGTCAAGAACCCTGTATGCGAACCCATACCCGAGTTCCCCCAACCCTCCGAGGAAGGTCCCAAAATCTTTTCCTGCGTTAGATGACAAGACGCCAGGGACGTTCTCCCAAACCAACCATCGGGGCCGATATTTGTTAGCAATGGCAAGATAGGTAAGCATGAGGTTGCCACGTGGATCATCCAATCCTTTTCTAAGTCCTGCGACTGAGAATGATTGGCAGGGTGTTCCTCCAACGAGAAGATCGACATTTGTTCCAAGATTCCACTCCTTAAATTTGGTCATGTCGCCAAGGTTTGGCGTGTTCGGGTAATGATGCGCCAGCACTTCAGATGGGAATCTTTCGATCTCCGAATACGCCACTGCCTCCCATCCAAGGGGATGCCATGCTACTGTTGCCGCCTCAATGCCACTGCAAAGTGAGAGATATTTCATGTTGTATTTTTCAGAGACAAAAAAACCGCTGGTGTTACCCAGCGGTGCTTGAAGCCGATCAGTTAAAACATCTCATCGTCACCAACGGCTGCGGCCATCGCTGACTTCGCGGGATTAGTTGGCTTTGCAACTGGTTCTGGTACTTGTGTTGTTGGTATCTGCACAAACTCGCCACCGCCATCCGCATCCATACCCGCAGGACGCTCAATCCAACTGACGATGTTGAATGATGGAATGCGTGTTGTGCCCTTGCCGATCTTCTCCAACTTCGATCCTGTGTACTCCAGCACAGGCAACTTGCCTGCATTGGCGGCTTGCTGTGCGGCGCAAGCCTCATATAGAGCTTGAAGCCCCATGTTAGGTCCTACTCCGTTAGACGACCACTCCACAGTTCCCAGCTCTTTGTTGTAGAACTTGACGATGAATCCGCGCTTGTGGTCTGGTGTTGGCTGTGCGCCTTTGCGTCCAAGCTGTGCATCAGGTTGCCAATCGCGCAGTCCGACACCGAGTGCCAGCCAGCCTGTTTGCACATCATTGATGTCGAACACGATCTTCTTGAGTTGGATTTCCTCGCCTTGGTTGTTTGTCCAAGCATTGGCTTGAGGGGAAAAGCGGATGTAGTTACCAGAGCCGCCAGCAGATGAGAGGTTAAGCATTTTGCGTTTCGCTTTCAAAAGTTACAGAGTTTGCATTATTGACTCAGACTGCGATCTCTCGCAAGCGTGAGTCCACTTGATACCTTGACCGATAACTCGTCCAAGATAACTCTTTGTTCCTTTGGTAACAGTTTCTCTGCTGCCGCTGGAGTAATAAGGTTTGTTTCAAAAATCTGTGTTCGGGTAAGTCCTGACGCTATCAGTTGCTCGGCTGCCTTGTCACCGTCAACCCATTTGCGCGTTGGGCGTTTCGGTGCGAGCTGCCATCCTTGCAACACCATGCCATTCTTTTCCATGGCTTGTATCGCGTGCTCTTCAACCGCCTTGATGAATTTCTCCACCATGGGAGCTTTATCCAAAATTGCGCTGATCTGTTCCACCGTCAGCGTCTTCATCACCTCCGCGATTTCTTCCTTCTTCATTGTGGTGATGTCTGTTTGTGCAGCCACCAAATCGAATTGCTGTTTCTGTTTTGGGCAGATCGTCTTTGCATCGCACCATTGGCAAGCAGATTCAGACGCATACAGTGGCGGGTCATCGAGCTGTGTGGCGATCATCGCGGGACGCAACACTTTCTCTTCCCACTCCCACAGCTCGGCTGCTGGCATGACCATGGTGCGCGGCTCGCCAGTATGCGGCTGAACAATGGTGAGATGGAATTCTTTGATCCAATCGCGGCTCATGCCTTGCGTGTATGCGAGTGCGTAAATCTTGAGCTGTGTGCTGTCCTCCGATACATATCCTTTTCCAGTTTTGAGATCAGTGACATACACCCTGCCTGATTGCATGGAGTAGCCCACGACATCAGCAGTGCCACCAACTTGGATATATTCCGCAGACTGATATTTCACTGGGTATTCAACATTCATGCGCTCGCAGATACCCTCAATGTGCCAAATCTCGTTCAAGTAGTCGAGTGCCATCTGACAATCGTCAGCAGTCAGTATCACGCCTTCAATCTCTTCGCCAACAAACTTCATGGGGTCAGAGTCAAGCTGATAGCAAGTCTCTGCCAGCGCGTGAATCGCTGTGCCGAGCTGCGCGGCCTCTCCTGACGGTTTGGTTGGGACTTGCGCGCAGAGTTTGACGGAGCCAGGACACGCAATCCACCGTGAGCTTGCCGATGGTCTTAGTCTTCTTTGTTTGATTGCCATGTGTCTCTTTCCAAGTGATGGTCATTGATGATGATTTGATAAGCCAGTTGGCGCACTTCATGGCTGACAGCATGGCCAAGGTCTTCGGGGTCAAGGATGCGTTTGAGTAGCACCACCTTGGCTTGATTGGCTTTGCGTTGCTCTTCCAGTTGCGTGCCAAGCCATATGATGTGCTCGCGCATGATCTGTCGTTCTTTATCTTGCATGATGCTTGCCCCAATATGCGATCAATGCTGCATCGGCTCTGCCATCAAACTTTTTAAGTTTGAAATCGGCTTGGTTATTTGGAAAGAGTTCCATGGCGCGTGCTCGGCTGGCATCTTTGCCTTGACCACGCCCAACGGCCTTCACCCAAGTGGCTGGCGCGACATAAGTAACTGGCAACTTGAACGCGGCCAAAATGCCTTCGATCATGCCAAAGCTGCGCCCAAAGCTGAATACGCTGGTGACACCTTGGCCAGCCATGGCGCTGACTTTTTCCACGAATACATGAGTGTCGTCATTCTTTGCGCCATAAATGATTTCAGCCAACTCGCTGGCGCTGACTTGTCGCTTAGACTTGCCGTTGCGCTCCACCGTCATGGTGGGCATATCCAAGATGCGTAGGCTGTCAGTGCCTGTGAGCACCGCCACCGCGCCTGAGAGGCCAGGATCGATACCGATGATGCGGGTCATTTGACGGCATCCTCCATGGCTTGATTGAGCACCTTCAGCCGCGCCTCTATCAGGGCATTGGCGGCCTGCTCCAGCCGCACCACGGTGCTGTAAAGTGGCTCAGTCTGGCCGTTAACCCAGCGCGAGAGCTGTGCTTGGTCTATCTCTGCAACTCGGCATAGATCGGACATACGGTAACCCGCCGCCTCAATCTTGTGCTTGATGTCCTGTATGGCTTGCTGTGATACTTTCATGTGTATGATGTTAACCATGTTTTGTGAAGATGGTCAAGTATATGGGCAAAAAAGGGGATCAGCGAACCGATCCCCAAAGGCAACTGCGGGAAAGCATGAAACCCGCAGTGAGATTGTATGGCATGGAATACTTGACTAATTTGTAGGTGATTTGATGGTATGGTCAATTCTGTTATGATTTCCACATCAACAACGCAGATAGGACAACAAAATGCAAGTGACACATTTAAACAAATCGGGCACAGGATGGGCATCAAAGACAGCGTGTGGACGCAGTTTGTTGAGGACTCCAATGTCCCTCAATTGGGCTGATTTCAAACAAGAACCTGTCCAGTTTCGTTGCGTCAAATGCGTTACCAGCAAGCAGTTTGAAGTCAACACCAAAATGGATGCCAAGAAAGCAATTTCATTTCAACACAACGCACCCTATAACCCTCAATTCCTTGGCGCACAACCCGCACGCGCTGGTGAAGATTACTAAACCACAGGAGACAACCCCATGAACCACACACAACACGCAATGACTGCCGAGAGCCACCGCAGACTCGGCAAACGCGCAGAGGCCGCCTTGGACTATTTGCTGTGCCTTGCCATTGGCGTAGGCTTGGCTGCACTGCTTGTCGCATGGTGGTCGGCATGAACAACCCACCAGCATTTCCAAG